GGTGTGGGGGTGGTTCGCATCGTGGTTAATTTAAAGTGTGGAGAAAGATATGAAAAAAAGAATAACGACAGATCGTGCAAAACGTCAGGGAAAAGATGTACTTGGTAGAGTAGAGAACGAAAGCGATACAATAAGTGCAGCAGTCTGGGGACAGCTTGCTCCTTTAGATAAGATAGCGAGAGAAAAAGTTGAGAAGTGGGGCGATAGATTACCTTCACTGGTAAGCCCAGAAACAGCCGGTAAGTTCGAAGCTGCTTACGATGCTCTCGGTAACGCCGTAAAAGATAATGACGTTATGAGAACGCATAAGTTAGCCGGTCAACTTATGAGGGGTTGGAAAGTGTTGGAAGACGAAGCAATGGCTAACGGTCACAAGCCTCTGCATGGAGACGCCTATTGTGTCGAGATGGAAGAAGGTGACATTGTTTGCTTCGCACTAAACGAAGTGAGCAAAATACGAGAGCAAAATCCAACGTGGGTAGTGTACAGCTTTGAAGACGCTGCGAGAGTTCTTCGAGAAGACTTTTCGTCAAGGTTCCTCGATAATGCTTTTAATAGTTTTCCAAATGCAAAAGTAACTGAAGTAATTAGAGATGGTGAGCCTGTTAACTGGGCTTTAGGAGGAGATGAAATACCGTGGTAAAGATGAATAAAAATGAGATTTTGGAAGAAGCAATGCGGATCATTAATAATGATCGAAATGCCGATTATGGAGACGCTAAAGAAAACTTCGATAATACTGCACAATTCTGGTCGGCTTACACTGGTCACGAATATAATGCTGTTGATGTCGCTGTTATGATGATGCTTGTCAAAATATCAAGAATTAGAGTATCACCAGATAAAGTAGATCACTTTGTGGATCTATGTGGATATGCAAGCTTATGTGGAGAGATTAGTTCTAATGGTGGGTGAAGTAGGTAAAGCTAAGATAGCTGCAATCGAAGACATGGGAGAGGATAAAATCCTTGAACGCATATCAACTGGAACATCCGTCAGAACTTTAATGAAAGAGTTCGATGTCGGTTACAAGTTGTTTGGTATTTGGCTTGATAGCGCTGAGGGTAGGCGAGGTCGTTACGAAGCAGCGCAACATGAAGCCGGACATTTTTACGCTGAGCGTGCAGTCGATACGGCGCAGAAAGCAACGCCAGAAGATGCTAATGCTTCACGTTTAAAAGTCGATACCGATAAATGGATGGCTTCTAAAATGAATGCAAAATATGATACGAGACAGAGAGACGTCGCAATCAATATCAGTGTTAACGATTTGCACGCTCAAGCAGCGCAGTTACTTGATAACGTTATCGAGGGTGAGGCAGAAAAAGTTGAACGGTGATTTCGCACACTCAATCACACTCGCGTGCGTGCGCGTGCGCGTGCCGAAAGACACCGATTCTGTCAAGTTTTTGTGTCGTTTTTGTGCATTTCGACAGAACGTTTTAGCTAAGTCATTGATAACATTGAATAAAAGATTTAACATAATACGTATTATGCGAATCCAAGTGTTATTTTTGCTTTTTGACCCCCCCCTTTTTCTAGCAAGTCGGTGCAAAAGCCAATGACCTCAAAACGCACACGCGCCCCCAAATGGAGAAAAACATGAACGCCCCAATAGACAACCCGTTTTTAAAATTGATGAAACGATACCGCTCCGATCCTGTTTTATTTTCCAGAGAGGTGATCGGAATTAGCCCTGACGATTGGCAGTGTGAGCTTCTTCGAGCGGTAGCAGATCCAGAGATCAGACGTGTCAGTTGTAGGTCGGGCCACGGGGTCGGGAAGAGTACGGCTGTAGCTCTTGCAGCCGTGTGGCACGTTTTGATGCGGGTTCCTTCGAAGACGGTTGTGACGGCCCCCACGTCGGCTCAGCTTTTTGACGCTTGTTTTGCTGAAATGAAAAATGTTGCTAAGCGGCTGAAAGCCCCTTTTGACGATTTACTGGAGATTAAGAGCGACCGCATTGAGCTGAGAAGTCAGCCAGAGACGACGTTTATTTCCTGTAGAACCTCAAGACAGGAGCAGCCGGAAGCGCTTGCCGGTGTTCACTCAGAAAACGTGCTTTTGTTGGCTGACGAAGCGAGCGGGATCTCACCTAACGTCTTTGAGGCGGCAAGTGGATCGATGTCGGGGCACAATGCGACGACTGTTTTGACGGGCAACCCAACGCGTAATACTGGATTTTTCTTTGATACGCATAATCGGCTGCGTGATGATTGGTACACGATGCACGTTAGCTGCGTTGATAGCCCTCGCGTTGCTGACGATTTTGTCGAGGACATGAAAAAGCGATATTCTGAGGATAGCCCCGCTTACCATGTTCGAGTGCTTGGAAATTTTCCTCCGTCCGAGGAGGACACTGTTATTCCTGTTGCGTTGATTGAGAGCGCTATGAATAACGACATTAAGGTTCACGAGGATACGCCGGCGATATGGGGGCTTGATGTGGCTCGACAGGGGTCTGACAGCTCCGTTTTAGCTAAGCGACAGGGTCCGATAATACATCCGCTTACTGTTTGGCGTAACCTCGATTTGATGCAGCTTACTGGCGCTGTAAAGGCTGAATATGATGCTATCGATAATCCGGCAAAGCGTCCTGTTGAGATAATCGTCGATTCAAATGGTTTTGGAGCCGGTGTATTAGATCGATTGCGCGAGCTAGATTTACCGGCACGAGGTTTAAATGTGTCTGAGCGTGCGCTCCAGAAGGAGACGTATTTGAATTTGCGAGCTGAGCTATGGTTTAAGGTAAAGTCGTGGTTAGAGGGTATGGACGTTAAGCTGCCCCGCGACGATGCGTTGTGGGCTGAGTTGGCGGCGCCACGTTATCATTTTACAAGCTCAGGAAAGATGCAAGTCGAGAGCAAGGAGGCAATGAAAAAGAGAGGCGTTGCCTCTCCTGATAGAGCTGATGCTGTCGCGTTGTGCTTGGCTAACGCTCACACGACAATGGCGTATGGATCGAGCGCCACAAGTTCTTGGAGTAAGCCCTTGCGACGCGAGATCCGAGGTATTGTTTAGGCGTCTGCCTCTCTTGGCTGAACTACGTTTTCGTTTGCCCACCATATCGCACAACGATTAGTGCAAAACTTACCAGCGTTTAGTTTGTAGGTTTCTCCATCCCAAACAAGGGTATGGTATTTTTTCATAACTTTATGTTTCGATCTTTTAATAACTATTTGATTTCCATTATACGGTTCATCTGTGTAAATATCCTCACAATTTTTTGATCCGGCTTTTCCACAATAACAGCATTTTGGTTTGTATTTAAATGTCATTTTCATTTTTACTTCTCCGTTTGTTTTTTATTCATAATTTATTGTACCACATGATTCGTTGAATTTGCCCACATGGTACAAATTTATTTTACCAAAGTTTTAGTTTTGCAGACCTTTACGCCTCCTGTCTTTCTGAACTTGCAAAACGTATTCGTGGTTAATGATCCCTAGCTCTGGGTTGCCTACCACTTTAGGCTCGATCCAGATCTTTTTAATGACCTTACCTGTTTCGTCTCGATAGCGTCTTGGGTGACCCCTTCGAGCGTGTTGGCGCTTTGGAGATCCGTGGCCGGTAAATAGTTGGCCGTATACGTTTACGCCTTTTTTGGGCAGATCGATCTCTACAACTTTGATCTCGTTGCGAGGAACTCTGCGTCCCCATCTGATAGTGCTAAGTTTTTTGGGAGCCGGTAAGACTGCGCTAACGTATCGAGGATAGTTAAGCAGCGCGAACACGGCTGTCAGGAAGCGTAGATCTCCGTCCATGCCGTGACCAAAGTTTTCTTTTATTTGATAGATAAATTCAGGAGCTTTATCGCTTAGGTCGCCCCAAGCAGCTATTCCCATAGGTGAAGGATAAAATCTAAAGTTCCTTGAGAACTTCTGAAGAGTTGGCATACCTTCTTCGTCTTTATGAGCTTTGCTGTACGCAGTTCCCAAACCGTACAGGAAATAGTCGTCGTGTACTTGCGTTAATGGATCTGGGTCGTTTGAAAAGCTCCACTCGAAATATGGTACTTGAATTTTTTTTCCGTTTTTCTTTTGAGTTCCTTTATCGATGTGCGCGTCGCAAACGAAATGCAAGTAAGAGAAACCGTTATTGTTTCGCTGCACATGGTATCCTAGCCGCGTAGCCACACTGTCTCTATTTGTGTCGGCTGCTAGTCCAAGCTTGGCAAACTCTTCTTGCAGAGCTTCCCATCGAGTAAGTTCGTTCCACTCGATCCATAGGTTGTCGAAGCATGGTATTGCTTTTGGCATAAGCTGAGCAATGTATCGAGGATACGAAAACGATAGGGCTACAGCCATTTTTACGAAGTTGTCGCTTAGCGTAAACTTCTCGGCGTTGATTAGCTGTCGTTGTTGCTGCTTGATATTGAAGTCGCCTTTTTTGCTTTTTTCGTAAGCGTAGAAGCTAGACGACGGCACAGACAGACCGGCAACTACTTCGTTGTAGAGCGGAATGTCGGCTTTTGTTTTATCGACAATGTATCTATGCTGCACGTCGTTGTAAGCGTGATCGACTAGGGTTCTCTGGTTGCCGTAGCCGAACTTTGGCGCTTCGTTTCTATCGAATAAACCTTTTACGGCATCTACGTTAAAAGTCGCTTTAGTATCTTGCTTTTTTCCATGTGCCAGTTTTCTGCCTGAAAAATTTTTAGATCTTGGCTTAGCCATCTTTTTTCTCCTTCTCCTTTTGTTCGAAATACTTTTTTAGGCTAATTTTTTGTAGAGGAGCTTGACGCTCCTCCGTTTCTTCTTTTGACATTACTCCTCCTCTTCGAGTTTTACATTTTGAGGAACGTAGTATCCTACGCCTCGAACATCGTTATCGACCTTTACGCGCTTAGCTGTAGTGCCGATAACAGTACCGGTGACCCAACAATCTGAGTCGACCCACGGAAGGTGAACTATACACTTTTGACCTTCCTTGAATTTTTTTGATAGATCTTCCATTTACCCCTCCTCTCTTTGATGCTGCAAAACAACCTCGGCTGCTTTCATGCAGAGATCCACTTCCTTGTCGCTTAGTTGGTTAGCGATACCCATAGCCATTTTTTTGATTTCCTCAGCCTTCTCTTCGCTAGGAGCGGTGGCCATTAAGACAAGCGCTAGTGTTAGCGCGTCTTCTTTGCTTTTTATTTTTTCGTTTTCAAATAATGCTATCTGCATTTTCTTCTCCATTTGATTCGTTATATAAATAGAATACGTTAACAATCTGTTAACGTCAAGCGGAAAAGGAGCCGAAGCTCCTAATCCTATACATCGTTGAGTTTCAAACAATGTTCGAGAACTCGACGTCGTTCACTTTGAGACAGCTTCGATACGACGGACATCACGTTAAGTGCATTTGTTCGAACCTGATCTTTGGTGAACTTGTATTCCCTCGGCTTTGCAGCCTCCTTCCCTAAGCCGAGTTTGGTTATCATTTCTGGGTCAAGATCGCTAAGCTGTAGTGGCATCAGCTTTGACCTTTTCTATGTTCACGCAATCTAATTGAAACTTGACGTGAACGTTGCCTCCTTGCATCGAGCTTACCGTGTATTCGCATGGGCAAGTTCGAAGCCAATCTAGGATCGGATCTAAGTCCTCTGCTTTTACTATCAGCATTACGCGACCCCCTTCTGAGCTTTT